TTCTATTCCCTGCATTGCTTTGTCCAGAGAAGTCTTCAGTTCCTGTGCAACGGGAACCGTGGGCATAACTCCGATGTCCCCTTGCATGCGCGAAGGTACAGGGCACTTGGAATTCATTTCCCTAAGCACAACATCGTGAACCGTGAGTTCCTTGGGGAAATACTCCGCAATATCCAGTTCCTTAGTGAGCGGGATAGTTGGGATCGTCCCGTCCAACACTGGAGTGTCCAACGGCACCTTAACTTCAACGATAGGACGCGGGGTGATGCCCAGATCGGCAAGGATCGTTTCCTCGGCAGTTTTCTGCCCCGTTTCCTTGCGCCACTGTGCTTCGGTGAGCGGAGTGAAGTCCGTGAGCCCTGAGACACGTGCCAAGTATTGGCTGTAGGATTCCACGGGAGCCGCAGGGAATTGCCGCATGTCCCTAGGGACTCCATTGGCATCCCTTACGGTACCTCGTTCTAAATCTTTGTTTTTGTCCTTGTCTGCCAGAATCTGTGCGTCAGTTCTGGGGTCGTGAGTCGCTGGAATGTTTGTCATTTAGTTTTCCTTTTCTTTCTTCTTAACATCATCAGGGTACTTCCTCTGGATTGTACTTACGAACGAGTTCCTGCATACTCGCGTGGCGCATGAATTGCACAATCTGCGAGGGTAAACCAGGGAACAGACTGAGGCTCCTCTCCTGCCGCAATACCAGCAATGGGACCAATAATCCACCCAATCACGCTTGAACGCAAGCCAATAGCACCTAAGTCTTTGTCGCATTTTCCTCCTGTCGATCCAGTTCTTCGTTGCAGAGTCTATCGGCCTCTTCATTGCCAGCAATGCCGTCGTGGCCTTTGATATGAATCAACCTGTGGTATCCCACGGTCATCAACCCAGTTGCATAGGCACACATCTTTGAAATGTCAGGCTTATTAGGCGTCCATATGCCATTCACCGTGTTTACAACCAAGGCAGAATCACAGTAAATCACCACGTCTTTTATATGAGCGCTGTGCAAATGTTCAAGGAGCTTAATGAGCCCTTGAAACTCTGCGTAGTTGTTCGTGTGTAATTCTGGCCCTAAGAAATATGCTTGGTGTTTTACCTCGCGTTCACCTTCGTAAACTACCCAAGCACAGGATGTGATGCCGGGATTGGAAACTCGGCACGCACCGTCGCAGTACGCTTCGATCATTTATTTGCTCCATTTCTCTGCGATGATATACGAACTCTTCATTTCCACGCTCTTCATAACCTCTGCCGCTGCTCTTCTGAAGCAGTCCGATACTAACTCAGCTAATTCCTTAGAATAGGCTTTGGGAACAGCCACGATCAACTCATCGTGAATCATCGACAACAACCGCGCCCCATACCTCGGCAAAATGTGCCACAGATAAGGGTTTCCTAAAGCGTCAAAGCCGCAGGACATGGCACGCTTGCAAATGGATGCGTTAGTCCCTTGGATGGGCATGTTCTTCCCACGCCGTTCAATGCTTCCCATCATTGACCGAAAGCCCTGCTTTATTTCCTGATCAGTAGGTGAACGATGTGTGAGCTTATAGGTTTCCTCCTCGTTGGGCTCTCGCAAATTAGTAGACTTGAAGTTAAAAATGTTGGTTTCGCAAGATGCCTCATCCAATTCCAAGCGTTCGCCGCGATTGTCTATGAACCACTCCCTTGCAGTCGCCCAAGTCGGTTCAGGGAACGTGCGGCGTCTGCCGTACATATCCCTAGCCTCTTTGCTCTCCTTGGCAGATTCACCGCTGCGCTTGAGGTAAGACCAGATGAAAGGAAACTTTTCCTCGTGCAGTTGCATTAGTTCCTTGGCAGCATCCTTGGTAATTCCCAATGCATCCGCTAAGGCATCTGGACCTGCTCCGTAGACTAATCCGAAGTTCAATGCCTTAGCCGTCTTCCTGAATTTCTTGTGCTCTGAGCATTCGCACTGCACACGCTTAGGTTGTCCATCTTCTCCCAAAGCGTAGTAAGCGCAATCGGGCAGGGCTATGGCCTTCCATCGTTCGGGATACAGAATCTCCGTACACAAACTATGTACGTCCTGATCCTTGGCGAATGCCTGAATCCATGCTGGGTCTTGTGCCAACTCTGCTATGATGCGTAGCTCGCAGCCGCTCATGTCGATTGTGATTAAGTCTTCGCCTTCGTCTGCAATGAAGCAGTCTCTCACTTCTTCATCGGCAGGAAGATTTTGTGCATTAGGTTTTGATGAGGATGTGCGCCCTGTCTCGGCTTCGAGTTGTCCGAAGATGCAATGCAGGCGACCATCGCCAGGGTGAAGCCACCCTTCACTCTTACTGGGTTTGGTAATCCATCGTTGGCACCACTGCGCACCATACGTTCCAATTGTTTTGCCATTCACGCGGTACTTGCGAAGGGTCTGAATCATGGGTCGGTCATTGAAACGCAGCAGAGTGTCATCCGATACATCCACAATGTTCTTCATCCCTGGTAACTTCTGCAATGCCTCCAGAAGCTGTGGTTGCGATGACAAGTTTATATAAGCACCTCCTGCGCACTTCTCAATGTTCTTCTTTACCCCCGTGTGTTTTTTGCTAAGTGTGCTGTAGGCTTTGCGCGCTTCGGCTTTCGCCGCTTTGCGCGTCCCTTCTGCTGCCTTTAACTGCAACGCAATTTCTGCTTTCTTAACTTTGTCTTTCTCTACGCGTTTTGCTGTTGCCAGTTCCATTTCTTGTACCGTGGCAGTCTCAAAACCCATACGCCAGATATTTTCCAAGCGCTGCAACTCGGCTTCGTCTAGTTGCTCATCTTTTCTGCCCACAAGCGGAATAAAGAATTCGTCCAACATCTTGAGTTCTTCGGCACGCCTAGCAATTGCGTTGTCTACACGTAGCATCCACTTCTCAGAGTCCAAGCGCTGGCCATTAAGGTGCATATCTACAAACGTGGGTAGTGCATCGTTCTCGATCTGCGCTACGGTCAGTAGTTGGTCTCTCTGCATGATATTTATCTGTGCCTGCCTTAAGGCTAACGGCATCCGCGTGTCGAACGCCGCGTACTCAAGTTGTTCTTGAGTTAGGGGGCTTCTTAGGTCGAAGCTGGACTGCAACTCCTTGTTTATCTCTAGATCGAAGTGCCGTGCAGCCATCGCAGCCATCGAGAATTCAGCATATTTTTTGAGGCTAATGGTTCCAGCTTGGATTACTCTTTCTACAAGGGAGCAGTCAAATAAATGCCACATGCGCAGACCCAAGTTCCACCTGATAGTTTCGTAGTCGAAGGTGAGATTGACGCCACACTTAACAAAGTGTGCCGTGCAGAGCACGGGCTCTAGAATTTCCTTAAGCTCTTTGTAAACATCGCCGTTGGTAGCTCCGTAGTTTCCCTGCGATAAAATCAGAGCTTCCTCAGAACCTGCGAAGGCCAGCAGATCAATCACAAACTGCTGCTCTCTGTTTCCAAGTTGAATGGTTCGGATGCGCCTATACCAGAAATCCTGAGTCACCTGGGTTTCAACGTCAAGTCCGATTACTTTGTCTTCCTGAGCAGTTAGAAAATTTCGCAAAGACGCCAAACCTGCGGCATCCTCAATTAGCGTGATCCGCAGAGGAGGGTTCAATTCCGACAGTACCAACGGCTTCAGTTGCTGTATAATCTCGGGCATTTGGGTACCGATAGTCCGTGGTTTTCTGCCCCTTATTTTTATTACAGGTTATGCACAGGGGTTGAATATTCCACAGCCAACTGGTTCCTCCTTTTGAAATTGGAATTACATGGTCGGGCGTCAAAGGTTTAATTTCATTGCAACACAAGCATCTAAAGCTAACGGCAAAACACAAGGTAAACCATTCTTCTGCTGTGAAGAACCCACCAGCACCCTCTTTCTTGGCGCGGCGTTTGTGCCTGTACTGCTTTTCCTTTTCTGGGTTTTCTGCTTTCCATTGTCTTGTTTTAGTGTTGTCCTGTTCTCTGTGGTTTCTATGATATTCTTTTGCATAAGTCGCGCGAGCCTCTTTAGTGTCTGCACGCCACTTTTTATTGAGAGCATTCCTACACAACTTACAAATTCCATCTAATCCTGATACACGCGAATTGGCTTTGTAAAATCCATTGGTTGTGCTGCCACACTTCGGACAAGTGTACACTCCGTTGACGACTTCATTTCTTAATCTCATTGCTAACTCCTTGTACGCCCAGAACCGCCGCAGGAGGCAGGGACGCAATTGTTGCACGAGTCTGGCATGTCTTATTGTATCACCTCTGCATTTGCCACGTTCGCCCACCGTGGGCGAAGGTCACTTTTTAGAATTCCCGTCCTCGTACTCAAGCCCTTTGCTTGGCGACTCCGTGTCTATTTACTTGGCAAAGTCTCCGCGAGCCCAGGCGATTTGCTTAGACCGTCCCGCATCTATTTCGCGCAAACATTTGTTTAGCTTCGCTATTTCTGTCTTCACAAACGCATCTTGCTTCGGGGTTCTGGGAGTTTTTTCTTTCCAAATCGCCAATTGCTTATATAACTCTTGGCGTTTCTTAGAGATAGAATCTTTTGTTTTCATAAGTTGTTCATTCTTAAGGGTACTCTGTAAGTTGTTGAAAAGATTACACAGAGGATTAGCCCTATTGATAATAAAGGGTTTAGTTACTAAGGGACCATATAAGTCCTTTGTTTACAGTAACTGTGCTTACTACCTATGTATAGTATATGGCCTGCCCATGGATTATGTTTCTAGAATAACATGGGGGGTCAAACGAAACGCACACCGTAGCATCCGCGCCCTCAAGAAAAACCTTGACTTTTGCGGTGTCGGACTTTATAATCATAAGTATGAGAAAAACAAACGCCGAAAAGTATGCGGAGCGAAAAGCCCGTAAGTACAACAGAGCATTAGAAATACTAACTGTAGCACAACTAGAAGACTGCCAAAGAAGAGGCATGGCAGGGTCGGTAGAAAGCATGAAGCAGTACTTGTGGGAAGTGATGGAGGTACAGAAGGCGACCGAAAGGATGAAGGAAATCGATGCCAAAATCGCAGCATTGCCGCTTGAAGAACGGTTGAGACGAGACGCTAGGCTAGATAGCCAGAGAAAAGCGTTGATAACACGGGGTTTATCTGCAGAAGACTTTGAATGGAGGGAGAGGTGGGAAAAAGCACATAAAGGGGTCTTAGTGGCTGAGGGAGAGGAGGAGCGTAAGAAGCAGGAGGAGCGTGCGCGTTTCGTTTGACCCCCCATGATACACTATATCTAGTCAAGGCAAAGTATGTCTTGGCTAGACATCCTCAACAGCGGGGCAATCCCGCAACCAATGCCGGGGCTCCTTTGCTTTTCTCTCCTTTTAGCAGAGTTGTGAGCCCCGGCCTCGACTTTAACTGCGATGACGAGAAGGATTACGCAGGACTGAATGCTGGCGCTTCGTCCAGTGACTTCGCTCGTCGGTATCACCAGCACACATCCCTCCCTTGCGGGAGGACTACCCAGCACATCACTGGGGCAATGAAAGATTGTAGTCGATAGAACATTCGGCAGCCTTAGAGCGCAAGTCCGAGTTTGAGATTGCAACACGAGCCGGGGGTCTCCATAGCGGGGCTCCCGACGACAAAGAATTTTATGGCAGACATACCTGAAGAGGAACCACTCTTCTCAAAGTTGACTGAGGAAGAGCAAGTGGCATACAATGAATTGCGGCTGCTTACCACCACATACGTCTCAGACGCGGTGCGCAGAGAATGCGAAGCGGAGATGGAAGCCGCTAAAAAGAGAGGATGGAAATACAGATGACGGTTATTTTAGTGTTGCTATTCCTCGCAACGTTCCTCACGATTGATTACGTGAAGACTCAGTACGAACACAGAAAACTCGACACACTGTACCGCAGCGAACGGCGCGGCATGATGTTCACCACTCCCGGCTTTGAAATGCTGGGTGCTTTGGCTCAAGACGGTGGAATCCCGTATGAGGAGTTCACAGAGTACGGTGCTAATATCTAAGTTTGAAAAGATTCGGCAATAATACTGATGTCCCTGAGTGGGCTCCACAGGATTGCCGATAGTCGCACACCGTCTCCGGTACAGGAGCGGGAATGTGTGCATAGTCCGTCCGTGGGTGGCTCACGGCTTTACGGCGCGGGACAAAGTAAACCGCATTGGTGTAGCGTTGCACTATGGCCAAACTCAACGCACCCGCGACACCTCGCTCCTCACCCCCGTACAGGGTACGAGTTCGGGACTGTCGCTTCAGGGAGCCCCGTTCCCCCCTAAACTTGTTAGCCGACTCCTTCGCGTAGGAGACGCTGGTAAACGGAAATATTTCAGAAACTGGAAGTATTAAGAGAGCCCTGCCATAACTGGTAGGGCTTTTTGTTTGTTTGCTCAAAAGTACTGAGGTATGGTGAGCCTTGGAGAATTGCGGTGCGATCCGACAAGACGCTTCGAAAGTACTATCGACTCATTAACAAAAAATTCTTTAACAACGAACTACCAGACAATGTATGTGTGAGGTATCTCAGCGCACTTGAGAAGGAAGAATTTGAAGACACGTACTTTGCCTGGACGAGCAAAGTTGATGATGGACGACACAAGTACGTCATCGTTGTAAGCAAAGATAAAAATCCTGGTTGGACCGCTGTGTTGGCAACTTTGGCACACGAGTGTTGCCATATCGCAACCGGAATGAAAGATGCGCACGGACCCGCCTTTGAAGCGCAGAGACAACTAATAGCGGACAGAGGCATTTTTAAGAAAGGCGCTTTGTTGAGAGGCGTAACGATTTTCTAGTTGTAAAAATAAAACACACGAGGAGACTCAGAATGAGCATCGAGAGCGAAGTGAAGACAATTGAAGGTGAAGTAGTAGCAGAAGTCAAGAAGGTTGTAGCCGAGGTAGAGAAAGTTGAAAAGGCTGCGGTCGTGAAGATTACGGCAGAGGAGAAGCTCGTGCTTGCCGAGGCAGAAATTGAGTATCTTAAGGCTTCTGCACAAATCCAGCAACTCACAAAGACTACCGAAGCGAAGGCTAAGGAGTATACAGCGGCGGTCGAGGGATTTCTAGTCAAGTACGGTCTCGATAAAATTTCCTACGTATTCGACGGCGTTAAGAAAGAGTTCCAACTTGTCACAAAGAAATTGTAGGTAAACGCATGGCAGACTCAAATGAACTGCCAAAGGGCACTGAAAATCCTTTGGCAGTCACCACACTAGTTATAAAAAACAGACTCGGTGGGGGAACACATATACAGCAGAAGGACGCCAAGGGCAAGTGGCTAAAGAAAGTTAAGCCCTTAATCCCAACTGTGGAGTTTACACGGCAAGAACGCAAGGCCTTAAGCAAAGTACGTGCTGATGGCATGACTGAGTACATGAAGGCATTCATGAACCTCCTTCGCATTGCTCAGTACGAAGGCGATGGTGGGGAAGACGAATCCAAGTTGCGCATGGCAGCAGTACAGGCATTCAAAGAATTAAGACTCAGTGCGCTGGGTAAGCCAGCACCGTCCGAAGTGGAAATGGATAAGCTCACGACTCAGCCAGTTAAAGTGGTGATCATAAATTCCCCTGAATTGATGCACCCAGAAGTACAGCAAGAAAAAAAGCAGGAAGTATTGAAACCTAGCTTTGCAGAAGTAACAAGTATACACACAAATCCCAAGGTTTAAGGACAGTAACTTACCTCAGAAAGTACTCAGATGCCCCGCAAGAAAATCACGGACGCAGTAGAGCTGCCAAAATACCTTAATGCTGACGGCACCCTTAATTTCGAGGCTATCTTTAAATTTCAGCCGAAACAAACAGAACTCCTCCGTAACGTTGTAAGGGGAGCAAAGACGTATGTACAACCTGCGGCCCAGCAGTGCTTGAGCGTAGGCGGTATTCGCTCTGGTAAAACGTGCGGTTGGTTACTTTATTTGGTTATGCACTACGCCTTGGCTTTTAGTGGGTGCAATGTTTTGGTACTCAGACGCACATTTAAGGAGCTAGAGAGTGGCGCAATTTCAGACTTGAAAACCTTCGTCCCAAAAGAGTTGTATGATTACGACCAAACGAAACACGTAGCCACTTTCAAGAATGGTTCCAAAGTAATTTTTGGGCATTGCCAAAATTTGCGCGAGCGCGACATCGAACAATATTTGGGCAGTGCATATCCAGCAATTCTTGTTGATGAATGTGGTCAATTTTCAGCGGACGCGTGGATGATGTTGTTTTCCAGAAACGTTGTGAACCCCGGTTGCCAGCGTGACGAAGCAGGAAATCTTCCTGTGCCAGTCATCATTGGTTGCTCGAACCCACTTGGCCCACACTACGAGTACTATAGACAGCTATTCGTAGAAAAAGAACCATGGAATAAACCCGAGGACGCTCGCAAGGATGAGACCAACGGTACGTGGTGGGTGAGTGAGGGCGGAGAGTGGCGCTGCATTTATGACCCACGATCTTATGCCTGTCAACGTTCAACAGTATTGGATAATCAAGAACTTCTTAAGCGTGACCCCGGCATTATTGCACGTTTGATGAGCCTGCCCAAAGCCAAGCGGGACAAGATGCTGCTTGGACTAGACGGCACAGTAGAAGGCCAGTATTTTGACGTGTTTGACGAGTATTACCATGTAATAAACCTTAGAGAAGACCCCGACGCGATAATTTGGCAGGAATACCAACCTGTATGGATAGGGCAAGACTGGGGCATGGTCCACGCCAATGCGGCGTTCTTTTTCACAAAGGCACTGTGTAAAACATCAATCGGAGACGATTACAAACTCAAGACGGTTTGCTTTGCAGAGGCTGTGGTAACGGGTGGAAAAACCATGCAACAGTTGGTTTCCATACTTTCTAGCAAATGCAAGTTGCCAAATGGCACACCTTTCAAACCAAAAAACATTTATTTCTCACATGAAAAGTTTGCGAGACAGATGGAGGCACGTTCTCCAGCAGATGAGTATTCTCGTGCGCTCAAGGAAATGGGTATGCCTCCCGTAACACCTGCTACGAGAGACCGCATAGGTTCAGCCTCTCTTATGTACAACATGTTTAAGAGTGGAGACCTAGTTATACTTGACACGTGCAAAGAAATTATCTTAGCCATACCGTCGCTGATGAGAAATCCTGATGAGCTGGATGACGTTCTAAAGGTTGACGCAAAAGGCGACGACGTTTATGACGGCTTCCGTTATGGGCTGTACGGCCACCTCGCAGCACGTAAAAAGCCTATGGCAGATGTGCAACGAGATCGTTTGAAGGAGCTGGTCAAGACAGACCCTCTAGCAGCTCACTTCTACAATCTAAAGCTTACTGAAGACGCCAAAGCAAGGACTGTGTGCTTTGTTCAGAAGGATCAACCCGTTTGGGTAGGAAAATCTAAATGAGATTCACAGAAAAACTCAGAATGTATTGGGATGATTTGTTCTACCCTGCATTGGTGGAGCGTTTGGAAACTGATTTGCTTATGGCGCGGTCTGATATTCAGCAAATGAAACTAGACAAAGACGCAACGATTGCCGAATTAAGAGCAGAGAAAGCCCAGCTATCCGCCAAGTGCATGCTTTACGAGTCGAACATAAATCTAAGAGTAGGCATAAGCCCAGCAAGTAAAAGGCTGGAACTTCCTCACTTCGCAGATTTCAGTTCCCCGCCGCCAAAAACGCGCTGGCAAATGGAAAGTGATGCACACGACGCGAGAATGGCTAAGGAACGAGAAGAGGAAGACGCAGCGAAAGCAAAGGCTGCAAAAGGAGTGTAACGTGGCAGAGAAAGATGAAGAAAAACTTGGCGAGATTTGCCATGTGGAAATTTGTTGCGTTGAAAATGGCTACAAGATTAGTTGCCACTACGAAGCGGAGCAATCACTAAGTAGCCGCGCTGGATGGGTTCCGCCGATGCCGGGGGAATGCAAGACTTACGTTGAGAAGACTAAGGCCGCTGTCATTGAACGGCTGAAGAAAGTTCTATAAAATCGGCAAAGCCGAAGAGGAGTAACAATGTTTCAAGCCAAAGATGGTAAGAAGTTCGGATCGTCCTTTGCTGGTAAGAACTACGACGAAAAGCACAGTTCTGATGGCATGCACAAAATGGGTGAAGCATCCGAAGAGGCCAACGAATCCCCTGAAGTAGAACAGGAAGAACAGAAGCAGGGCGAGGAACCAAAAGAGGAAAATGAAGACACAGTGCATCCCGTTGTGGCAGAGCATGGCAAGGCGCACACCGTACACATCAAACACCACGAGGGCGGAAAGAGCCATGTGATGTCGCACCACCCGGACGGCCACACCAACATGAGTGAGCACGAGAAACCAGAGGATGCGCACATGGAAGGGCGTAAACTGGCAGGCGTGCCTGCGGATGGACAAGCACTAGAGCA